TAGAAGCTAGTGCGGACGAGTCTAATATTATGCGTTATAAATTGGTAACTTTACCAAAGAAAACAGCAAGGATTCCTGTTATATCAGTACCTCAATCTTCAATCACGCTATCAGCTCCGAATCAAAAATTTGTAATCACTCCAACGACTACAAACTTTACTTCAGGAAATGCTACGTTAGGATATACAGCTATTTTATCTAATTCAGATGCCGCTACACTTCAAGTAGTTACTCCGGTAACTGCAGGTGTTAGTCCTACCGTTCCAAGATTTATTGGAGACGCGGAATCAGCACAAACAGTATCAGCAGTTGGATTTAGCTTTGCAATTATTGCTAAGCAGCAATTAGTAGCTGACGTATCTGCAACAATTACTATTATTGGTAACGAAACTGGTGGAAGAGCTACTATTAACTTACTCGTTAAGAAAGTACAATTAGCAACCGCTACTAACGTTTCAATCACTAACGCCGAATAATTTAACTTATGGGAACAATAAGAACTCCTTTTTCTCAAGCAGCTGGCACTGCTGCAAATTTAGTAGCAGCACCTCAGGCAGGTCAACCTGCTTTACAGCCTGCTGCGATTGCAGTAAATCAAAATCAACTTCAAAATGAGATTGAAACTCGAGCTCGTGCAATTGCCAATGAAATAGTAGCTCAAACAGCTAGACAGAGTCAAACAGCCGCTAATGGTCGAGTATTTACTCGATTTGATGTAGCTACAGATGTTATTGAAAATCAAAAAACTTTTGTGACTACTGGATTATTTTCTAGTAATGCTGCTACAATGTCTGCAGCTTACACCGGCTCTATTCAATCGGCAGCTTCTAAAACATACTATTACGATGTATGGAATGGAACTTCCTCAATTTCAGAAGCTCAATTTGCAGTAGCTTTTGGTCATCGTTTAGGATCAGGATCTTCGGCTCAGGGTACATTAAATGATTCTCCAACTAGAGCAGTATATTCTCAATATCGTTTATTACTTCTTAATCCTGGAGACACGACATTTACTTTTGGTAACGGAGAATCTTCAGATGAAATTTATATTGTTAATTTCAATCGTGCTAGAATTAAAGATAAATTAGATCCAGGTAACTGGGAGTTACATTTAACCAATTTAAGTGGGTCTGCAGTAGTAAATAGTGTTCATACCGGATCTAATGTAAAGGCATTAAACACTAATTTTATTTCTTTAATTGACGACTCAGGACAAACGCAGCAAACAAATTTAACAGCTGCGGGTCGTGTATATAATATTGTATCTGGTACAATTACCGGAGGAGTATATAATACGTCAGCTCCGAAATATTATGGATTAGCTTATCCTGATATGGGTATTTTAGTATTAAATGGTAATGCTTTAGATACATCAATGTCATTTAATACAGTAACCGGATCAAACGTAGCTGGCGATAATGCTTGGAAATTATATACTTCTATTTCTGGAGCTATGTCGTTTAACCCAACCACTAAAGCTTTTCAAGCTCGTAATGAAGAAACGATTACTTCAACTCATTTCTTTGTTAGAGTTAAAAATGGAGAATATAATTTTTCAAATAATCCAACTTTCGTAACAGGATCAGTAGGAGAATTTTCTCAAGCAACATTTATTGGAGATCCAAAAGTATATATCACAACAATTGGTATGTATAACGATCGTCAAGAATTGTTAGCAGTAGCAAAATTGTCTCAGCCAGTACAAAAGTCATTTAGTAATGAAGCTTTAATTAAGGTTAAGTTAGACTTCTAAGAATAAACCCACCAATTAATAGGCTCTTTGATATTTATATTAAAGAGCCTATCTACTATATATGGGAAAACCTGGCGTATTTAAAAAAATTGATAGCAGTGATAAAACTATAACTCCCTTTAAGGTTTATAAATCTTGGAGGTATGAAGGCACATCTAGTTTAGATAATGACAATTTAGATCGTTTAGTAGCAATTAAACCTGACCCAAGTAAATACTCTGGTAATAAAGTTACTTTAGATACTTGGCAAATGCAAATTGACTCAGCTTCATTGCTAGTTAATTTAGCAAACCAACAGCCAGCTTCAATGGTTTGGTATAGTTTAAACCATTTATATTATAAGCGAGCCGGGCAACCATACGAAACCTTCGGATATGCAGATCCTGCAGCAGTTGAGCGAACAATTTTCAACGAAGCGTATGTTATTTCAGTACCTCAAAAGAAATTTGGAGAAGCTATTAAACCAGGTTCAGTAAAACTTAATTTTAGAAATACGGCTTTAAATGCAACTTCAATGTCGTTAGTCGACGATGGAAAAGGTAATTTAATTGACACTGTATTAAGCTCTTCTATTAGTAATGAATTGTTATATATAGGATTTAATTCTTCTACGTATAACAAATATTATACTGAATATATATCTTCAACTAGCTCATTTTTAAATACTAATGAAGATATAAATACTATATACGCAGAAACACTTCTTCCAGAGTTAAACGTAACTGCTAAGAAAATACATATAAGCCCAAACACCGGATTAACTATTGGAGCTACTAATTGGGGCAACGCAGCTTACATGTATGGAAAAGGATATATTCGAATTCCAAATCGTGATGAATTTAACTTTAAACGATCTAATAATTTTGCTGTTTCATTTTGGTTAAGATCAGAGCATGTAGGGACAGATATAGGATATATTCTTACTAAAAGAACTACTGGCACTGGCGAAACACTTTCAAATAGAATTATAAATACAGGAGATGTAAATTATAATGCAAGTCAGTATCCGTTTGAAATTTTATGTGATGCAAGTTCATTAATTGCTAAGCAGACAGTTGGAAATTCAACTTCAACATTGACTACTAGTATAACTCCAAATACTCCTACTCATATTGTATTTCAACAAACAGGATCTTTAATTGAATTGTATGCTAATGGGACGTTAATAGCAAACTCCACAGTACCAAACGGAAATATACATAACAATGCAGATATCTTTATAGGATCGTTAGGCCTTGATGCTAATAAAGACGGAGTGTCTGGATTTAAAGGGGCTATTAGAGAATTTTTTATCTTTGATAAAGGATTAACGCAATCTGAAATTAATCAATTAGCTTCTACCGAATTAAATACAATGTCTACAAATACTAACGCCGTTGGTAATGTATTTTACGAACATGGAATAATTGTAGTTTCAGACCCTAGAGCAAAATACGGAACTGCTGAATATAAAACATTTAACGATCGCTTATACAATTACATTTCTGCAGTAACACAATCTTCGTATATAACCGATTTTTCTTTAGAATATAATTCCACTCTTACTTTATATGAATATGAATTTATTTGTAAATTAAAAGAAGACGAATTTAATTTTACTTCTAATCCAACTATACGAATAGACAACAATCCTAATTCAGAAATTCCAAAAGACTTCGTAGGTAATAGTCATTTCTCTCCTTACGTAACAATGGTTGGATTGTATACAGATTCCGGAGAATTAGTAGCTGTTGGTAAATTAGGTACCCCAATTAAAAAACGAGATGATGTTGATTTGAACTTAATTGTTCGATTTGACGTATAATTATAATAAAGTAAGTTATGGCACGAAAAAATCAATGGAGTAGAAAAGCTGTCGCAGCTAAGTACGGGTTTCGTAGCGGTTTGGAAATGGAAATAGACGAGTCGCTTAAGTCTCGTGGAATAGACGGAGAATATGAACAGCATGTAATCAAGTATACCAAACCAGAAACTCATCATAAGTATCATCCCGATTTTAAATTGCCTAATGGTATCTTTGTAGAAACCAAAGGAAGATTTTTAACAGCGGATAGAAAAAAGCATCTTTTAATAAAAGCACAACATCCAGAATTGGATATTCGTTTTTTATTTCAAAATTCCAAAACAAGAATTAGTAAATCGTCAAAAACCACTTATGCAGATTGGTGCATTAAGTATGGCTTTAAATTTGCAGATAAAGAAATACCTGCAGAGTGGCTTGGTTGATACAAACGAATTTACTATATTAGTCTTGAATGTTAAATACTAAACTAACTCAACTATTAGAATCTGTTTTAGGTAAAGGTAAAGTTACAAACAAAGGTAACATTGCTCATCACTGTCCATTCTGTCAGTCATCTAGAAAAAAGCTAGAAGTACAAACTATTACCAATGACAAAGGAGAAAATCCATGGCATTGTTGGGTTTGTAATAAATCAGGTAAAAAATTATCCACGTTATTTAAGACGTTGAATGTAAGCCGTGATAAACTAACGGAGCTATACAATTTACTTAACATCCAGCCTAAATATAGTAGTAGACAGATCGACAGTTTACATTCAAGTACGACAGTACTCGACCTGCCTAAAGAGTATATTCCGTTATATAGAACTTCAGACTCTATAGAATATAAAAATGCCATTCACTATTTGCGTAATAAGCGAAAAATTACTTTAGCTGAAATAGTAAAATATGGTATTGGGTATTGTGAATCTGGCGAATATGCTAAGAAAATTATTATTCCTTCGTATGACGAGTCTGGAAAGTTAAATTATTTTGTAGGAAGAGCTTATTATGATGCAGAATCATTTAAACATAAAAACCCAGACGTATCTAAAAATATTGTTGGGTTTGAATTGTTTATTAATTGGAGTCTTCCTATAGTTTTAGTTGAAGGCAGTTTTGACGCGATTGCAGTAAGGCGTAATGCCATTCCATTATTTGGAAAGACTATATCAGAAGACTTACGTAAAAAAATTATTGAAAATAAAGTAGAAAAATTGTATATCTGTTTAGATAAAGATGCACAAAAGCAAGCTTTAGAACACGCAGAATACTTTATGAATAACGGCGTTGAAGTTTATTTTGTTGATTTGCAAGAAAAAGATCCGGCTGAAATTGGATTTGAAAAAATGTGCAAGTTAATTAAAGAAACTCCGCCACTAACCTTCTCAAGGTTTATAGAATATAAATTATTTGGATAATGAAAAGAATTGAAATTGGAATTGATCAAATCGAAAAAATATATCATTTAGCTGATATACATATTCGCAATTTAAAACGACACCAAGAGTATCGAACAGTATTTGAACGAACTGTTGAAGCTATTAAAAAGACTCTTGGTCCTAACGACATTATCTTTTTAGGAGGAGATATTGTGCATGCTAAGACAGATATGACACCGGAATTGGTTCAGTCA